TCCCGATAAGGTTTATTTTCGTAAATCCTCCTCTGGTGAAAAGTTATATACTTCTGCTTTTCTTGAATCCATTTGGCCCTATGGTTTATCTTCCATTGGAAATGTGACTTTTGAATCTGCTGCTTACATTGCCCGTTATTGTGTGTCTAAGGTAACTGGTGATGCTGCTAAAGATCATTATTCATGTTCCGAATATGTTGATGCTGATGGTGTTATTCGTGATTCTGTTGAGCCTGAGTTTAACCATATGTCGCTTAAACCCGGTATTGGTGCTGCTTGGCTTGAAAAATACCAAACTGATGTTTTTCCCCGTGATTACGTCATTGTTAATGGTGTTAAGGTTAAGCCTCCTAAGTATTACGATACTTTGTTTGAACGGGATAATTCCCTTGAATTTTCCGAGATAGTCGCCCGGCGTGAGTTGGATGGTTACTCGGATTTTTTACGTGGTGAGCAATCCATTGCTCGTTTGTCTGTTAAGGAACAAGTCCATTTGGCTCGTTCTTCTCAATTGAAAAGGTCTTTATCATGATGCATCGTAACCGTTCGGTTGATCCTCATCGTTTTGCGATGATTCCTCGCGCTGATATTCCTCGCGCTTCTTTTAATCGTCAATTCACCCACAAAACTACTTTTGATGCTGGTTTTTTGGTTCCCGTCTATGTGGATGAAGTTCTTCCCGGTGATACGTTTAATCTTCGGATGACTGCTTTTGCCCGTTTGGCTACGCCTATTTTTCCTACAATGGATAATATGCATTTGGATACTTTCTTCTTTTTTGTCCCTAATCGTTTGGTTTGGACAAATTGGGTTAAGTTTATGGGTGAGCAAGATAACCCTACTGATTCGATTTCTTATGTGATTCCTCAGCAAGTTTCCCCTGCTGGTGGCTATGCTATTGGTTCTCTTCAAGATTACATGGGTCTCCCTACTGTTGGACAAGTTACTGCTGGTCAGACTGTTTCCCATTCCGCTCTTTTTACTCGTGCTTACAATTTGATTTATGATGAATGGTTTCGTGATGAAAACCTTCAGAATGCCGCTGTTGTCGATAAGGGTGATGGTCCTGATGCCTCCCCTGCTACTAATTATTTTCTTCGTCGTCGTGGTAAACGACATGATTACTTTACTTCTGCCCTTCCTTGGCCTCAAAAGGGTGGCACTTCTGTGACTTTGCCATTGGGTACTTCTGCTCCTGTTTATGGTACTGGTAAGGCTCTTGGTTTGACTGCCGGCACTGGTACTAATTATGGTCTCGGTAACAATGCTGGTGCCCTTAATGCTGCTTATACCACTTCTTACAATACTGCTCCCGGTACGGCTGTTGGTGCTGGTACTTCTCCAGCTGCTGCTATTTCTTTGGGTGTTGTGACTTCTGGTGGCGCTGCTTCTGGTCTTTATGCTGACCTTTCTTCTGCTACTTCAGCCACTATCAATCAACTTCGTCAATCTTTTCAGATCCAAAAACTTCTTGAAAGGGATGCCCGTGGTGGTACTCGATACACTGAAATCGTTCGCTCCCATTTTGGTGTTGTTTCCCCTGATGCTCGTCTTCAACGCCCCGAATATTTGGGGGGCGGTTCATCTCCTATTATCATTAATCCTGTTGCTCAGACTTCTGGCACTGGTGTAACTGGTGGTTCCACTCCTTTGGCTAACCTTGCCGCTATTGGTACTGGTTTAGCTTCTCGGCATGGTTTTACTCAATCATTCACTGAGCATGGAATGATTATTGGTTTGGCTTCTATTCGTGCTGATTTGACCTATCAACAAGGTCTTGACCGTATGTGGTCGCGTTCTACTCGTTATGATTTTTATTTTCCTGCTTTTGCGATGCTTGGTGAACAAGCTGTTTTGAATAAGGAAATTTATGTAACTGGCACCACTGCTCAGGACAATGCTGTTTTTGGTTATCAGGAACGTTGGGCCGAATATCGTTACAAGCCTTCCATGATTACATCCAAGTTCCGAAGCACTGCTTCGGGAACTTTGGACGCTTGGCATTTGGCTCAGCGTTTTACCGCTCTTCCTACTTTGAATAGCACTTTTATTGAAGACACTCCTCCTGTGTCCCGCGTGGTTGCTGCTGGCGCTGCTGCTAATGGTCAGCAATTTTTATTTGATTCGTTTTTTAATTGTGTGACGGCTCGACCTATGCCGTTGTACTCTGTTCCCGGTTTGATTGACCATTTCTAATATGCTCGGCGAACTTTTTTCTGTCGGTTCTACTCTGCTCAATCATGCTTTGGCTTCAAGTCGCCAAGATGATGCACAGAGTTTTTCTGCCCAGCAGTTTGCTACTCGTTATCAGACTTCTGTTAAAGATATGGAGGCGGCGGGTTTAAATCCTGCCCTTGCGTATCAACAAGGGGGGGGTTCCCCTCCTTCTTCTACTGCTGCTTCTGCTTCTGGTGGTGATGTTGGTGCAATGCACTTGCAATCTAAGCTGAATTCTGCTCAGATCGCCAATATGGAAGCCCAGACCGCTAAAACGAATGAGGAGGCTAATATCATTCGTCAGACTGGTTTAGAGCAAGCTCGGGCTAACATTAATAAAACTTTGACGGATACTGGTTTATCTGCTTCGCAAGTCGTTAATGTTGAAACTCAAACGAAAAAGGCTATTGAGGAAATTAACAATATTCCGATTGAGCGTGATCGTTTGAAAGCTGCTGCTTATCAGCTTCATAAGCTGGGTGGTTTGCAGGAAATGCAGGGTTTGACTGAAGAAAAGCGAAGAGCTTTGATGGTTCAGCAAGCCAATTTGGTTATCTCTCAAACTGGTTTGAATAATCTCGATTTGAATGCCGCTGAAAAGCTCGGTAACATTGGCCGTGAAGCTGGTCAGCTTAAGCCTATCATTGATATTCTTATTGGTCTTCTTCAAGCGTCTCGCCCCCGTGGCGGTGGTATTACTATCAACAAGTGAGGTTATATGTTTTTCTCAAATGGTTTTAATGCTGACAATGATCAGCTTTCTCTTGATTCTGGTTTGTGCTGTGAGGATGAATCTCTTGCCATTCAATCGGCGAAGGATGAAGCCGACATCAATACCATTGTTCGTCGCTTTGGTTTGACTGGTGAACTTCCCGGGGATCTCAACATGCCCCAGTCGGGTGATTTCACCAATATCCCTGATTTCCACACGGCTATGAATTTGATCCGTGAAACTCAGGAAGAATTCCTTCGTGTTCCTGCTGAGATTCGGGCTCGTTTTAACAATGATCCTCAGCGTTTCATGCAGTTTGTTGAAGATGATGCCAATTACGACGAAGCTCGTAAATTGGGCCTTTTGAAAGACCCCGAGGTTCCTGTCGCTCCTATGCGTGTCCAGGTTGTACCCCCTTCGGGTACTCCCGATGGGGGCGCTGCCGCAGGCTAACTAACCTGTCAATAGGTGAAAACCCCTATGAAATATTAGGGGTTTTTTTTTGTTTTCTTGTTTTTTGCGTTATAATTTGTCTTGTGCGATGTTGCACAGTTTTGGAGTTTATGAAATGTCTAAATTTGATATGGCTAAAGTTGAAGCTGATATGAAGAAATGCGATATTCTTTCGCAGTTTTCTGTCACTGAGTTGAAGCTTATTGCTGATGCTTTACTTCTTAAGAAGTCTTCTCTTGAGCGTGCTGTTCGCGCTGAATCTAACCCTGAAATCCGCACTATTCGGTCTAACGAGGCTGATATTTGTGCCGCTCTCGTCACTCGTTTTCGTTAATCGTTCATTGGAGTTTTGATATGCATCAAATTATTGTTTCTGTTAAGGACACTGCTGCTCAGGCTTTTGGCCGTCCTGTGTTTGTTCCTTCTGCTGCTGTTGCTATTCGTTCGTTTCGCGATGAAGTGAATCGTAAAGATTCTACGGATGACTTGGCTAAGCATCCTTCCGATTTCGATCTTTATGAGATCGGTTCTTTTGATGATTCGACCGGAATCATTGAGGTTTTTGAGCCTCGCATGCTTGCTCGTGCTAAGGACTTGAAAGAGGCCGTTTAAGGTGATGTAATCACCCCAGACCAGTTTTTCTACTTGATGTAACTGGTCTAGGTGACACCTTTTTTTAGGTGTCCCTCTTTGTCAAACTTTGAAAGGATTTTATGAAACCCGTTTCTCGTCATGCAGTCAACAAGCACCGATCTTCGCGTGCTTTCCAGCGTAACACTCGTACCGTGGCCAAGGCTAACTTGGGCGGTCCTATGCGTGGTGGCTGGCGTCTGTAATGCCTTGTTACCATCCTATGCCTGCGGTTCGCATGTCGGATGGTTCTGTAAAGTTTGTTTCTCGAAATAAGGCGGGCGTCGATGGAACTCTTGAACTTCCCTGCGGTCAATGTATTGGATGCAGGCTTGAGCGTTCCCGACAATGGGCTATGCGTTGTTTGCATGAGTCCTCGCTTTATGATCTCAATTCGTTCATCACTCTTACTTACGACGATGAACACGTCCCTCCAGGCGGATCTCTCTGGTATCCCGACTTTCAGCGTTTTATGAAACGACTTCGTAAGCATATCAAATTTAGACATTTCATAAACTCCAAAACTGTGCAACATCGCACAAGACAAATTATAACGCAAAAAACAAGAAAACAAAAAAAAACCCCTAATATT